TGCAACTGCATTTTCAGATGTATTCAATTTTAATATAAACGATGTTGATGGAATTAAATTTTATGTATTACTCTTTGACACTAGATTTTCAGGTGAAAAAGAAATAATTCAGGTCAATCTATTGCATGATGGATCAACTGGTTACATGATGAAGTTTGGTCGTGTAGAAACAGCAATTGATCTTGGTGATTTTGACTTTTCAGTGTCAGGAGTTGACGGTAATTTAAGATTTGTTCCAGCAAAATCAAAATTTAATAACTATGCGTTGAGATTATTTGCAATTGAAACATTCAAAAATACTCAAACTGGAATCAGTACATTATCAGTTGGAACAGGATATGATATTATCTCCACTGCATCTGGTATTGGATCTACAGATCCATCTCCTGTACAAGTTGTGGGATTTGGAACAACTGCAATCACTACAAGTAAACTATTCATACAAACACAAGAACTAGGTGGTCAAGAGAGAACTCAGTTGAATGAGTTAGTCGTATTGAATGATAGTGAGGAAGTATATCTTTTAGATTATGCACAGATGACAAATGATAATCTTTCAGCGACTGATTCTCCAAGTGTAGGACTTGGTACATTTGGTGCAGATGTAAGATCTGGTATCACTAGTGTTTACTTTACACCTGAGGCTGGTATTGGTGTGACAATGAGAGTTCATCAAGTGGCGATTGGTGGAACTGCAACTGGAATCGGAAGTACAACAATATCACTCACTGAGGTATTAACAACAACCACAAATATTGCAGCAACAGGAACTCCACAACCAACAAGAATTAGTGGAATTAACTCGAATACTTATTCTGCCTTTGATGCGTTAATTGAAATACATGATACAACAAATGATCGATATGCTGTCACTCAAGTAACTGCAATCCATGACACAATTACTCCTTACTTTACAGAGTTTGGTTACATGGATAATTTCTCTCCTAATGTCACTAGTTTCTCTGGTATTGGAACTGTTGGTGTTGGATATTCATCTGCAACTGGTGGAGATATTGAACTTCGTTTAACTCCTCCAGCAAACACAGCGATTACAACAAAAGTTCTTCAATATAACTTTAATGAAACTGGAACAGGTGGCGTTGGTTTAGTTACATTTACAGACTCTAGATTAAAATCAGCTGAGGGATCATATACTGGAACCGATAATGATATTAAATTCTCATTTAACTTAAAAAATACAGGTGATGCGATATTCCATAAAATATTCAATTCAGAAGAAGAATCAGTAGTAGATGTAACAAATAACACATTTATAGTTAATAATCACTTCTTTCAAACTGGTGAAGAAATAACATACAACCCAATCGGTTCTGGAACTACAATGAATATTGGAATTGCAGCAACAGCAATCAGTGGAATTGGTGTTACTACTAAAATGCCATCTACAGTGTTTGCAGTCAAGATTGCAGAGAATAAATTTAAAGTTGCAAGAACAGCAACTGAGGCACTTCAAACTGTTCCTAAAGTTCTTGATATTACGGCTGTTGGTGTTGGAACTACTCAATCATTTACCTCAACTAACCTTAACTCTAAGGTGTTAGTTACTCTTGATAACAACATTCAAAGTCCTGTTATACAGTCACCCATCGAATCAAAACTTTCATTTGATGCAGAGACAACTACCGATTTTGTTACACTAACTGGTATATCATCATTCTTCTCAGGTGATGTTATCAAAGTTAATAATGAATTTATGAAGATTGACACTGTTGGTATTGGATCTACGAACAGAATGCTTGTGAGAAGAGGTCAACTAAACTCTGCTTTGGCAAATCATAGTGCTGGTGATACTGTCATTAAATTCTTAGGTAATTATCAAATAGTTAAAGATACGATTAACTTTACAGATCCACCAAAGGGTGAAAAAGGCCCATCTGGTTTAACAACCACATCTACTTTTGTTGGACGTGTCTTTACGCACACTGGTATTCCTGGCGGAACTCAAGAAACATATTCAAATAATTTTGTATTTGATACAGTTGAAGATCAGTTTACAGGTATTGCAACTAACTTTATTCTTAAATCCAATAAACAGAACGTGACTGGATTCGCAACAAATACAGGTGCGATTCTTTTAAATGAGATATTCCAAAATCCAGGCGATGACTATAACATAGTTGAAACTGCTGGTATCACTTCTGTAAGTTTCACAGGTGTTGGAGTTACAAATAATTATGATGTAAATGTGTCATCAGTGCCTAGAGGTGGTATTATTGTTTCTGTTGGTGAAACTACAAACTTTGGATATCAACCATTAGTATCTGCTGGTGGAACTGCGGTTGTATCCTCTGCTGGAACTGTCACATCTGTATCAATTGGAAACAGTGGTTCTGGTTATCGAGTTGGATTGCAAACAAATATTCTTGTCAGAGCTCGTGGAAGTTCTGGTATTGTAACCATAGGTAAGGCAAACGTGTCCGCTGGATTGGTGACATCTGTGACTATCATTAATGGTGGTGGAAGTGGATTCAGTCAATTATCTCCACCAACTCTTGAATTTGAAAAACCACTTAACTATGAAAACATGAAATTGGTGACAGTTGGGGTAAACACTACAGGTATTGGTGCATCTGTATCAGTTCGTGTTGGCACTGCATCAAGTATAATCAGTTTTGAAATTACAAACTTTGGATATAATTATAAGATTGGTGATGTTCTAAGAATAGAAGAGGGTGGTCAAGCTGGTATTTTAACGGATGCAAATAAGGTAGTTCAAGATTTTGAATTAACTGTTCTAGATACATTTAATGATAGTTTTGCTGGATTTACATTTGGTGAACTTGAAAAATTAAATAGTTTTGAGGATCAATTTGATGGTAATAGAAAATCATTTAATTTAACTAAAACAATTGGTGCTGCTGAGACATTAATTACATTAAGAGCTGCGAAAGGATCTCCAATAAAGGTTGAATATAATTGTTTAATATTCTTAAATGATATTCTTCAAATTCCCTTAGAAAGTTATGTATTTAATGGTGGATCGCAAGTTACATTCTCTGAGGCGCCAAAAGCTGATGATAAAGTAAGAATTTATTATTATCGTGGTTCTGAACATGATGTTGTTGATGTTGATATCTTGGAAACTGTTAAAACAGGTGATAAGTTGACAATCAATAAATATCCTGATATTGGTTTAGATGATGTTTTCCAACAGGAACCTAGAACTGTTACAGGTATCACCACTTCTGATTCAGTAACAACAAATACATATATTGATGCTGGTATCACTACAGTCAGAACACTACAAAGACCAGTGACTTGGAAGAAACAAATACAAGATGTAATTGTAGATAATATTGAAATTGGAAAGGATCGAGTTGAATTAGAACCTGGCATTCGTCCAACTGCATATCTAATCAAGAATGTATCTGCTGGTTCAACTGAAATATTTGTAGACACAGCAGTTCCATTGTTTAATCAGACTGATGATATTGTTGAAAACAAACAAAGTATATTGATTCTTGATCGCACAATTAAGACTGGTGTTGCTGCAACTGCCATAGTTTCTGGAACTGGTGGAATATCAACAGTCTCTATTTCAGATGGTGGATCAGGCTACACTGCTGCACCACACGTTTCTATAGGTGTTACTGCTGGAATTGGTACAATAACTGCTGGAATCGGAACAACAACAACAAATGCAACTGCAATTGCAACTGTTTCTGGTGTTGGAACAATATCCGCTGTTACAATAACAAGTGCTGGTGCTGGATATACAAATACAAATCCACCAGTTGTAATGATAGAATCAGAATCTATCACTCAAGATACAATAACCAGTATTAAATATGATGGTGATTTTGGACACATAGTTGGAATTGCTACAACGGCAGTCGCTGGAATTGGAACAGCATTGCAACTTGATCTTTATATTCCAGATACGTCTATTCTTCGTGATACATCAGTGATGTCATCTGGTATATCTGTGAGTGGTATTCAATCAGGATATTACTTTACTGCGTTTGAAACAAATGTTGGTAGTGGAGTGACTTCATATGAAAGCGGAATTGGAAATGATAATGGAGTGGTAGGAGCTGGAACAATTCATATAGATAATATATACAAGGTGCATAGTGCTAAAAACATAACTGGGCCTGCTCTGTTATCTACTGGAGTTGGTAATACTACTCTCAGAAGAGTAACCGTGAGTGTTGATAATATTGAAGGTATTGCCAGACCTGTTGGTGTTGGAACAACTCAATCACTAACTATAGGTGTTGGTGTCACAATCACTGTTATAAATCCATATGTTAGTGACACTGGTGGTGGAGGTATTAGTCCTCTATATTATGGTAAATTCTCTTGGTGTCGTTTACACGACTTTGTTAAAGAAGGAACCAGTGCATTTACAGCGATTACTAATAATGGTGTCACAGGTATTAAAACTGGGCCAGTCTTTATTAGAACGAGGGATTTAAAAGAGTCCTTTACCTAGTATAAATAAAAAAAAAGTTATTGATAAAATGTCAGCAATTATAACTGATCAACTGCGAATATTAAACTCTGAGAATTTTGTAGCGGGGATAGCTTCAACTACGAACAGTTATTATGCGTGGATTGGTCTTCCCAACCCTAGTGATTTTCAATCAGATTGGAGTGAAAATCCACCAGCACCTAAAGATTCTTTTAGTGAGGAGAATGATTATTGGGACACAATGATCGCTCTCAAGAAGTTGAATTCAGATGATATTGCAAGAGTTGTAAGAAAGATAAGTTGGTCATCAGGTACAACGTATGAGATGTATCGAGATGATTACTCTCGATCAAACTTGTCACCACAAACTAGTTCAACTAATTTGTATGACACAAATTATTATGTGATGAATCAAAACTTCCGTGTTTATGTCTGTCTACAGAATGGAACAAACCCAGAAAACACATCTGGAAGACCATCACTTGATGAACCATTATTTACAGATTTAGAACCTAGATCTGCTGGTGCGTCTGGAGACGGGTACATTTGGAAATATCTATTCACGATTGACCCAAATAGTATTATCAAATTTGATTCGACAAGTTTTATACCTCTACCACAAAATTGGTCAACTAATAATGATGTGGCTGCAGTTAGAAATAACGCATCAACCAGTGGACAATTGAAGATAGTCACAATCACAAATCGTGGTGTTGGTTATGGAACTGCTGCAACTTACAATAATGTTCCTATCAAGGGTGATGGAAGTGGTGGTAGATGTTCAGTTGTGGTGAACGCTGCTGGTAAAATGGACTCTGTTGAAATAACTAATGGTGGATCTAATTATACATTTGGAACTGTCGATCTAAATGCTGTTGGTTTAACAAATCCATCAGGATCAACTGATGCTGCATTTAACGTAATTATCCCACCTCAAGATGGTCACGGTGCTGACATCTATAGAGAGTTAGGTGCAAATCGTGTTTTAATATATTCTCGTTTAGAAAACGATACATCAAACCCAGATTTCATCACAGGAAACCAATTCTCTCGTGTTGGATTATGTCGTGATCCTCTTGCTTTTGGATCTGATGATAAACTCACACTTCAAAAAGCGAGTGCTGTGTATGCGTTAAAACTGATTGGTGCTGGTTCAACAACAACTACGTTTACTGCTGACTCTGAAGTAACTCAAGAGATAGGCATTGGATCAACTGCTGTTGGTCGTGTGATCAATTATGACGCTACAACTGGAGTTCTTAAATATTGGCAAGATCGCAGACTTGCAATTTCAACTGATGGATCTATTCCTTCATATGGTTATGAATTGTTTAGATTCAATGCTGACCCTGCAACTGGAGCTGGAACAACTATATTTGGTGGAACAAGTAATCTAAATATAGATACCAATTTCGGAACCTCCTTAGAGCCTGGTCTGTCTACGTCAATAAATAGTAGGACTTATAACTTAGGAATGAGTTTTGTAAAAGGTGTTGCTAACCCAGAGGTGAAAAAATATAGCGGTGATATCATTTACGTTGATAACAGAGCTGCTGTTACTCGCAGTTCACAGCAAAAAGAAGACATCAAGATCGTACTGGAATTTTAAAAAATCATGCCACAGGAAACCAATCTAAACGTCAATCCATATTTTGACGATTTTGATAAAAACAAAAATTTTTATAGAGTTCTTTTTAAACCAGGCTCTCCTGTTCAGGCACGAGAATTAACTGGACTACAATCAATTCTACAAAATCAGATTGAACAGTTTGGTACTCATTTTTTCAAAGAGGGTGCTAAAGTAATTCCAGGCAACGTGACTTATGATAATAATTATTCCTGTGTTCAAATTGAAAGTAATTTTTTAGGTATTCCAGTCGAATTATATATTGATCAACTTGTAGGTGTTAGAATTACTGGATCTAGATCAGGTGTTACTGCAACAATTAGAAAGGTTTTAAAGCAAGAAGATTCAGATAGAAATAATTTAACATTATACATTAAATATGAACAGTCTGGTGCAGATTTTGAA